TAGAACATGCACATCCAGTTTATCAAAAAACTCAATATGATGCTCTTTATGTTAGAAATGAATCGTATTTTAATATAGACAAAGAAACATATTTAAAAAGAAAAGAAAAAAACTTTGATATTGATTTAAATCAGCCAATACTTTCAATATTAACTCCTTCTGTTCCAGAAAGAGTAGATTCCCATCTAAAAAACTTAATCCAAAAAATAGAAAAACAAATAAAAGATAAGAAAGTAGAACATTTAATTTTCTTAGACAATAAGAAAAGAAGTATTGGAGAAAAAAGAGAATCTCTAGTTAATATAGCAAAAGGAAAATATACAACTTTTGTAGATGACGATGACGATATTTCTGAAGATTATGTGGACTCTATATTAGAAGCTACCAAACAAAATCCTGACGTAATTACTTTTAAACAAAAATGTATTGTTAATAATAATAAACCTTCTGTTATAAATTTTTCTTTGAGTAATAAAATAAATGAAGATTATATACCAGATAGTATTATTAATAGAATGCCCTTTCATGTTTGTGCATGGAAATCAAGTATTGGTAAAAAATATAAATTTAGCGATAAAAACTATTCAGAAGATTGGTTTTGGGCTAGTCAATTAATAAAAGAAGCAAAAACAGAGGTTCATATAGATAAAATCATACACACTTATATCTATAATGATAAAATTACAACAACCCCTTTAAAATAATATGTTAGATTTAACACTGGGAATTTTAACTTACAATGCACCAAAAACTTTGGAAAAAAATCTTAACAGACTTTTTGAAAAAAAAGTTAATTGTAATTTAAATGAAATACTATTATATATAAATCCTTCAAAATTTTCAGAACATAATATAGAACAAGCAGAAAAATTTAACATTAAATATAAATTGGCTAGTGAAAACAAATGGATCGCACCTGCTTTTAAATGGATTGTAGAAAATTCTCAATCAAATACAGTTTTATTGTTAGAAGATGATTTTTTTCTAATTGAAGATGATAATGAAAAAATTTTTAATATATTAAACACTTCAGTTTCATTTTTAAAGGAAAATAAAACAGATGTTGTTAGATTAAGGAGTAGAAAAAACGCTGGAAATCCTCTATATTCTTCTTGGTTTGCAGGACAAGAAGAGAAGTGTATGTCTCATTTGGCAGAATGTGTCCATTGGAGGGACAATCCAGATTTAGATTTTCCAAAACATTGTCAAAAAATATCTGAAAATCCCGTTTGGTATAAATTCAGTTCTAAAAATGCAAATTTTACAAACAATCCTTGTATATATAGAAAAAATTTTTATAAAGAATACATAATACCCAATTATTGTTTAGATTTTACCGACATAGAAACAGCAGCAACTCCTTGGTGGTCTTCTCAAGAATTTAACGTAATAGCAGGAGATGGTTTATTTTGCCATGATAGATTAGATGGAAAATAAAACAAAAGAATTAGATATAGCTTTTTTATTTGCATGGATGCCAGAAGAAAAATGGTCTACTCCATTGTCTATAGTAAATGAATGCAGAAGGAGAAATATAAAATGTAGAATATATTCTCTTTATGATAAAAACAAAAACTACACAAATGCAGGTTTAAAGGCATTATACGAACATACAAAAAAATCTTATAAACCAGATATAATATTTAATATGGATTATGGGGTTTTTGACGATCCACTTCTTTCTAAAGAAGCTTTTCCAGAGTCTTATATGGTATTAGAGGCTGGTGACGATCCTCAAAGATTTGGACACAACATCAGAAAGGCATATAAATTTGATTTAATTTTAACTCCCGATTTAGTTTCAGTAAATGATTATAATAAAATGGGAATAAATGCACATTATTGGACCCATTTTGCAGACTTTATAGAAGGTAAAGAAAATTTAAACATTTCACCAAATTATGATCTTGTTAGCACCAGAGGAGATGGAGATACCCCGTTTTTGGATCAAATTAAAAATGTAATTGGCAACAGGTTTTTAAATAAAAGAGATTATAACATATTACAAAGAGATACTTTAAGCCAAGGTAAAATAGTTATTCAAAATAGTAGATATAAAGAAGTTTCCAGAAGAATATTTGAAGGAATGTATTGTAATAGAATGGTAATGGCAGATAGATTACCTGAAGAAAGAGGTTTAGAGCTTCTTTTTGAAGATAAAAAAGATATTGTATACTATGATAATTTAAAGGATGCCATAGAAAAAATAAATTATTACTCAAATAACGAAGAAGAACGATTGAAAATAGCCAAAAATGGTTACAATAGGGTTTTAAACAATCATACTACAATACAAAGATTAGACTTTATATTAAATCATTATAAAAAAACATTATGAACTTTTCAATAGGAATTACTACATTTAAAAAAAGATTTGATAGAGTAGTTAAATTGGTTAATTTTATTAGAAATAAAGGAAACTGGCCAATTATAATGGCAGTAAATGGAGATTATAAAGAAAATTTTGATCAAGAATATAGAAAGCATATTCTAAATTTTTGTAGTTCTATAGAAAATTGCTACGTTTCTATGTTTCCAGAGTTTAGAAGCTTGTCTAAACTCTGGAACACAATTTTAATAACAAGTTCTACAGATTGGAATTTAGTTATAAACGATGATGTGATAATAATGGATAATTTTCCATTTTATGCTTTAGAAAATGTCGCAAACGATCAAAATAATTCTGAAGTTTTTGCCATAAATGGTTCTTGGTCTCATTATTTTATTAATAGAAAATTAGTAGCAGAAGCTGGTTGGTTTGAAGAAAGATTGTTGGGAATAGGAGAAGAAGATACTGATATGGTATGGAGATTAGAAAAACTAGGAAAAAAAATTTTCAAACCAAACATTCCTAGTATAGGAAATTTTCACGATGGAAACAAACCAGATAATGTAAAGACTGGAGTGATGCATTATAGTCATTATAATAGAAATTTTATTTTTAACGAAAAATATGAAAAAAGTGAAGATGGTTTAAAGGGTATGTTTGAATATAAAGCAAAAAATAAAATTAATAATATAGATTCATATCCAAATGAAATTTTTTATTGGAATAATAAGCATAAATTAGATTGAAATTGAAGTAATACACGTTTATACTTTAAAAAGTGAATAATATAAAATTTAAAAAAATATCTATAAAAAATTTTCTTTCTATAGGAGAAGAAGAAGTATCTTTAGATTTTAAAAGTGGTATTCATTTAATAACAGGAGAAAATAAAGATAAAGATAGTAGAAATGGGGTAGGAAAAACTTCAATATTAGAAGCTATATATTGGTGTTTATTTGGAAATACTATAAGAGATCTTAAAAAAGACAATATTATCCACAACCAATCAAAATCTAACTGTAAAGTTGTTTTAAATTTAAAAATAGGTGAAGATTTGTATAAAATAACACGTTCTTTAGAACCTACAAAACTTTTTATCATTAAAAATGATGAAGATATCACACTATCTACAATACCAAAAACAGAAGAATTAATAAAAGATTTATTAAATGCAAATGAAGAAGTGTTTCAAAATGCTGTGATAATGACAGCAAACAATACAATCCCTTTCATGGCACAAAAGAAAATCGATAAAAGAAAATTCGTAGAGGGGATATTAAACCTTGGAATTTTCGGAGAAATGCTTTTAAAAATAAGATCAGAATATAACGATTTAAAAAAACAAAATGATTTAAAAGTAAAAGATTATTCAAATTCTCAGAAAAATCTTCAAATATTTAAAAATCAAATGGAATCTTTTGAAAAAAATAAATTAGAAAAAATCAAAAGAATAGAAGATAAAATAAACAATTGTAAAAATACTTTAACAGAACTTGAAAAAGAAATTATAGTAGAAAATAGTAGTATAAAAGAAGAAATCAAAAATTTAGAAGTTGAAATAGAAAATTTAGAAAAAAACATCAAAGATGCATTTTCTGAATTAAAAATAAAAACCGAAAATAAAAATAAAATAAAATTTATAATAGAAAATTATATAAAAACTAAAGATTCTTTCATTAAAAAAGGAAATAAATGCCCATCTTGTAACAGAGAATATGATAATATCGATCATATCAATAAAGAATTGGAAAATTTAGAAAAAAACATAAAGGAAGAAGCTGAAAAATATAAAGAAGCTAAAAATTTTGAAAAAAATTGTGAAGATAAAATAAATGAATTAGAAAAATTTTTAAATTCAAAAAGAAAAAATTTAAAAGACAAAAGAGAAGAATCTATAAAATCTTCCGTACACGAAGAAAAAATAAAAAACACAAAAAATAAAATAATTGAAGAAGAAAAAGAATTAAACTTTTCTAAAAAAGAATCTTTTGATGATAAAAACATTAAAAAAGAAGAAATATTGTTAAAAACATTGGAAAAGGATTTAGAAAATATACAAAAAAACCTTTTAATTTTAGAAAATTGTAAATTTATAGTTTCTGAAGAGGGAATTAAAACATTTTTAGTTAAAAAAATTATAAAATTATTAAATTCTCAACTTAATTTTTACTTAAATGCCTTGGATGCACCTTGTAAATGTCTTTTTAATGAATCTTTTGAAGAAACTATATACAATTCGCAAGGTAAAGAGTGCTCATATTTCAATTTTAGTGGTGGAGAAAGAAAGAGAATAGATATAGCAATACTTTTCATGTTCCAAGATATATTAAGATTGCAAACGGGAATATCTTTTAATCTTAGTATATATGATGAATTATTTGATTCTGCTTTAGATCAAAAAGGAATTTCTAAAATATTAGAAATATTAAGAGAAAGAAGTCAAAAATATAAAGAATCTATATATGTCATATCCCATAATAAATCATCTTCTTTAGAAAATTTTGATGAAGTTATACAATTACAAAAAATAGACGGAAAAACTTCCAGATTATATTGATTTTTTAAGATTGGTTGTTAGTATATTATAAATGATTAAAATAAAAAATTCTTCCGAAATTTCTCAAGTTAAAGATAACGGAAATAATATTGTTTACGAATACAAATCTATAAGGCATGGAGTTCCTTACGCTCCGAATAATATGCCTTTTGGTATGCCTGTTTATAGTTATGTTGCAGCACAACCAATAAGAACCCCACAACCACCACCTATTGAGATGCCAGAAATGAATCTTCCTAGATGTATTAACTATTATGCAGACTATGGAGGATGTGGTTATTGGAGAATGATTTGGCCCGAATATTGTTTAAACATTTATAATAAAGCAGTTATATCCGGACTTACTTGCATGGTTTTAGATTTAAGATTTTATCAAGGTATAAAAACAATTAGAATGCAAAGACAAGCAACTCCAGTACAAAGTGCATTTATCAAAGAATTAACTAAGGCCAAATCACAATTTAATTATAGAATTATATATGAAGTGGATGATATAGTCTTTAAAGACGATATTCCAGATTATAATAGATGTAAAGATGCTTTTGTAAAGCAGGAAATAATTGATAGTATTTTAGAAATTATGGGAATGATGGATGAAATTACCGTCACCTGCCAGTATATGAAAGATTATTATATTAACAAAACTGGTAATAAAAAAATTACGGTAATTCCAAATTATCCTCCTAAATTTTGGTTAGATAGATTTTATAATAAAGAAAGAATTGAAAAACTTTACGAAAAAAATAAAAAAAGACCAAGAATTTTATATGCAGGTTCTGGAACTCACATAGATGTAACCAACAGAACTGGAATGAAAGATGATTTTGCTCATGTTGTTGATGAAATTATAAAAGCTAGAAAGAAATTTAAATTTGTTTGGAAGGGTTGTTATCCTTTAGCAGTAAAACCATTCATAGAAAATGGAGAAATGGAATATATTGATTGGTCTCCGTTGATGGACCTTCCAAAAAGCTTATATGATATTGGATGTAATGCTTCGTTTGCTCCTTTGATTGATAATGTATTTAATAAATCGAAAAGTAATATTAAAATGATAGAATCGGGTGCATTTGGTATGCCCGGTGTATATCAAGATCTCTGTACATATCAAGAAGCAGAATTTAAATTCAAATCTGGGTCTGATTTAATTTCTCAATTAGAAAACATAACATCAGATTTTGGAAATTATATGAAATATTCTGAAAATGCTCGAAAATTTACAGAAAGTCTTTGGTTGGAAGATCATATATCAAAATACGAAGCACTTTATACAACAGAATGGGGTTCTAAAGAAAGACAAGAAAAATGTCCGGAATTGATAAAGCTAAATCCAGATCAAGAATTTAAAAGATCTTGATTTTATTCGAACATTTCGTATAATTCATAAATGGCTTGGAGAAATGTATCCTACGATAGTAGGAATCAATCAATACACTTATGGACTTGGGATTCTAACGGAAATAGAATCAAACTAGAAACTAGTTATGAGCCTTATTTGTATATAGAATCTTCACAGGGAACTGATGGAGTTTCTATATACAACACTCCTTTGAAAAAACTCAAATTCAAAAATCAATTTGAGAGAAACAAATACGTAAACGATACACCGATTAGAAGGTTGTTCCATAATATATCTTGTGAACAAGAATTTTTGTTAACAACTTTTAAAGATGAAATAGATTCTCCAGATTTTGGAAAGCATCCTTTAAAAGTTTATTTTTTCGATATTGAAACATATTCTACAAAGGGGTTTCCAGAACCAGAGAAAGCAGAAGATCCGATAAATCTTATAACAATTTATAACACTTTAGATCAAAAATTTTATACTTGGGGATCTAAAAAATACACACCAAAAGAAAACAACGTGGTGTACTTTTATTGTAAAAATGAAACAGAACTTTTAAAGGAATTTATAAAATTTTGGAAGAAAGATCCACCAGATATGTTAGTTGGTTGGAACTCTGCTAAATTCGACATTCCTTACATAATGAATCGTATAAACAAGATTTTAGGAGAAGAAGAATCTTCCAATCTTTCTCCCATAAATCAAATATTTTATAGAGAAAATATAGGAATAGACAAGTTTGGAAAGGTTATAAACAAGTGGTATATTAAAGGAATTAGCTTGATAGATTACATGGATACGTATGTAGCGTTTTCTAGGGGCGATAGGGAATCATATTCCTTGGGATATATTGGGCAATATGAATTAGGAGAAACAAAAGTAAATGTAGGAGCAACTTCGCTATCAAGTCTTTCAGAGTCGGATTGGGAAAAATTTGTAGATTATAATATACAAGACGTAAGACTTTTAGTTAAACTCGATGATAAATTAAAGTACATAAATCTTATAAGAAATTTATCTTACAAAGGATTTATTCAATTTGAACAATCATTGAAAAAAGTTTCGATGATTACTGGTGCTATGGCTAACCAAGCATCAAAAGAAAATTTAATAATGCCTACCTTTAAAACTGAAGAAACATCTACAAATTATGAAGGGGGGTATGTACACGAACCGGAAAGAGGGATATCAAAATGTGTAGTTAGCTATGATGCAAATAGTCTATATCCAAATACAATCATATCTTTAAACGTTTCTCCAGAAACTAAAGTAGGAAAAATACTTTCCATAGATAACAAAGAATATACTATAAGACTATCAAATGGAAAAATAGTAACTTTAGAAGAAGAAAAATTTAAAAAACTTGTACAAAGAGAAGAATTGTCAATATCAAAATACAATGTTCTATATACTCAAAAATTTAAAGGAGTAGTTCCTAAATTTATAGATACCTTATATAAACAAAGAGTCGAAGCAAAAGATAAAATGATTCTATTAAAAAAAGAATCAAAAAAAGTAAAAGATAAAAATCTCTTAAACAGAATTGAAGAAAAAATTTTGGATTTAGATACAATCCAAAATGTATATAAACTTATATTAAATTCTATCTATGGAGTATTTGGACAAAAATATTCCCCTCTCTATGATATTGATCATGCAGCAAGTATTACTTTAACTGGTCAATCGGTTGTAAAACAAGCACCAGAAATTGTGTTTGAATATGCAAAAACAAAAGGTGTTGAATGTAAAAAAGAAGACATTTATAAATACGGAGATACAGATAGTGCATATTTTTCATTTAAACCTATATTGGATCATTTTAATTTAAATTTGGTAGAATCTGATGGTTTTATATCCAAAGATTCTAAAAAAATAATAAAAGAAGTGGGAAACTTTTTAAATGAAGAAATTATAAAATGGGCAAAATTTGAAATAAATTCTAAAGATCCTAGATTTGTTTTTAAACAAGAAGCCATTTGTGATTTGGCTGTTTTCATGGAAAGAAAACGATACATTCTTCACGTTTTAGAATTAGAAGGCGTTACTCCAGACAAACCCTTTAAATATACGGGAGTAGAAGTTGTAAGATCTTCTTTTTCAGAACCAGTAAAGAAGTTAATTAAAAATGTTATTGAATCGGCAATTTTATCTCAAAATAAAAAAGATTCCGATAAAATTTTAAAAGAAGCTTATGAAGATTTCAAAAAACTTCCTATATTTGATATTTGTTTTAGAAGTAATATTTCAGATATTGTAAAATATGAAAAAAGAATAACAGATGACGGAAAAACAGGAAAGGGTACGCCTGTACATACAAAAGGTGCTATTAGATACAATAAAATGATAAAAGAATTTGGATTAGAGTCTAAATATGAAAAAATAGGTAGCGGAACTAAAATGAAATGGTTTTATCCTGCAAAAAATGTATATAATTTTGATTCTATGGCATATTTGGACAATTTTCCCAGTGAATTTGAAGAGATATTCAAAGTAGATTATAAAAAAATGTTTGAAAAAATAGTTTTACCTCCAATTGAAAGGCTTTATGATTGTATTGGTTGGAACTTACCAAATATAGTTCAAGAAACTTATACAGACTTATTTGATTTTTTCTCAAATTAAAATATAATATATAAATGCAAGTTAGATTAATAAGTGTTACACAACCTGTATTAGAAGGATTGGTAAATCCTGAAGACCTAATCAGCTATATAGCAAGAGTTTCCAACCCTTCCAATCAAATGAATGTGGAAACCGCCCCAAAACTTTTAAAATATTTGATTAAACATAAACATTGGTCTCCTTTTGAACAAGTTTCTATTACATTCGAAATAGAAACGTCAAGAGCAATAGCTGCACAAATTCTAAGACATAGAAGTTTTTGTTTTCAAGAATTTAGCCAAAGATATAGCGAATCTTTAAATTTAGAATCTTTTAATATAAGAAAACAAGCAGAGAAAAACAGACAATCTAGCACTGATATTTTAGAAATGTCTGAAGAAGAAACAAATTTACTAAAAGAGTATCTCATAAACGGTTTAAAATTCTATCAACAACTTTTAGAAAACGGTGCTGCTAAAGAATGTGCTAGAATGATACTTCCTCTCTGCACTCAAACAAAACTTTATATGACGGGAAATTTGAGAAACTGGATTCATTACGTAGAACTAAGATCTCAAGAAGATACTCAATTAGAACATAGAGAAATTGCTATTGAAATTAAAAATATGTTAATAAATATGTTTCCAAACACAAGCGAAGCTTTAAATTGGGAGAAAAACATTGACAATTAAACATTATAATATAAAATATATAACTTATGGAAAATAAAAATAAAATCATCACCTTCCTAGATGCAGTAGGAAGAACAATACTTGGCGAACACAATGAATCTCTCTCTACGGAAAGAGATTTGGCAATTGTAAATCCTGTTGTACTTCATGTAGTACCTCAAGACCAATCTGGTAGAATGTCAGTTCAACTCTTGCCAATTTTTTTCAGAGAATTTTTGGCAGATAAGTCTTCAGATGTAACTTATTTTTATAATAAAATGCTTGTTACTCTGACAAGTATCGAAGCATTGGATTTCAGGTTGAAATCTCAATACGATCAACTCTTTAACAAGAGTAATATCTTCATTCCTCCGACAAATCAAGTTGATTCCGGAAACGCACAACAATCTAATCCTGCTATTGTCAACCTATTTGACGAATAAGTTGTTAAAAAAAGAAACCAACAAAAAACCCAGAAAGCTGATTGACTTTCTGGGTTTTTTCTTTAATATATTAATATGGCTAAGAAAAAAAATGAAAACGAAGAGGTAGAATATAGTGGAAGTGTAAAAGATGCTTTTAAAGTCTTGGATGATTTAAATCCAGATGCTCAATTTTTGGATGAAAATACACTTTCTACTGTTAAAGATTGGATTGATACGGGGTGTATGGCATTAAATGCCATAATTTCTGGTTCTCTTTATGGAGGAATTCCCATGGGGAGGATTATTGGCTTTGCAGGACCACAAGCATGTGGAAAAACCTTAATGGTCAATAAAATAATGGCAAATGCTCAGAAAAAAGGTATGCATGTCGTTTATTTTGATACGGAAAATGCATTAGATAAAGAAACTGCAGAAAATCTTGGCTGTGATCCCTCTAAAATCAAACATTGTCCCATAGAAATTATCGAAGAATGTAGAAATCAAATGGTAAAATTTCTTAAGAGTATTGTAGAAAACAATTTGCAAGGCAAAGTAATGATAGCAATAGATTCTTTGGGAAATCTTATCTCAGCAAGAGAAGCAAAGGTCATTGAAGACGGTAAAGACTCTGCTGACATGGGCGCAAGAGCCGTTTCTTTGAAAAGTATGTTAAGAGCCATTACACATGCTGCTGCAAAAGCAAATTGCCCTATTGTTTTTACAAATCATACATATGATAATCCGGGTGCTTTGTATCCAACCCTTGTAAAAAGCCAATCAGGAGGTTCTGGACCTCTTTACATGTCATCTGTACTTGTGCAGATGGCTACAAAACAAGAAAGAGTAGGTAGATCTGATAATAAAAATGCTTCTGATGAAGTTACCCCACTTTCCAAAGATGTAAATGGCTTAACAATGAGAGCATTAACCACAAAAAATAGGTTTATCCCGCCGTTTTTAGAGTGTGAAATGTATTTAAACTTTAAATCTGGTATTTCTAAGTATTCTGGATTGTTGGAAATGGCAGAAGGTTATGGAATAATTCATAAACAAGGTCATAGATATGCTTTGGGTGAAGAAATTTTGGGTTTTTACAAAGATTGGAAGGATGATGAAAACGTTTGGTCCAAAATTCTTCCTTTATTAGAAGAAAAGCTCAAAAGTGAATTAAAATTCAACAAAGAAGATTAAGGTTGATATTTTATTTGTTCTAAAATAGAATGATACAACATGACAAAAAACAGTCTTCCTTTAGATTTTAAATTATTTGAAAAAATAATAATTTATAACTGTCTAATAGATCCAACATATTTAGAAAGTATAATAGATTATGCCAAACCTTCTTATTTTTCAGATAAGAACACTAGAATAGTCTACGAATGCTTACACCAATTTTATTCAGTTTATAATAAAATTCCAAATATTACTGAATTTAAAACACATTTAATAGAACCGGAAAAAAGAGAAGCTTTAAAGTCAGTAGCTTTGACATTTTCCCAAATCGATAAAACATATGACAAAGAAATTCTTTTAAAAAATACAGAAAGATTTTTAAAAGAAAAGGCAGTTTTAAATACTGTTATTAGAACTAGTGTAGATGTTCAATCTGGTAATATAAATGCTTCTAAAATATTGGAAGATTTTGAAATTGCATGTCAAATTTCTTTAACAGAAAATTTGGGATTTGATTATTTTGAAAAAATTGATGAACACTGTAAAGAACTTTTAAAAGTATCTAAAACAATATCTACCGGATGGAATTGGTTAGATAGCAAAATAGGGGGTGGATTTTTATCTGATGGAAGAGCATTATATATCTTCTATGGAGTTACTAACGTAGGAAAATCTATATTTTTAGGTAACATTGCTTCTAATATAATGAAGCAAGGAAAAACTGTTGTTTTAATTTCCTTGGAAATGTCAGAACAAGTATATGCAAAAAGAATGAGTTCCCATCTTTCACAAATATGTATGGATGAACTTCCACAAAACATCGAACCTTTGAAAAAAGAATTGAATGGATATAAGTTAAAGCATAAAGACGCAAAACTTATAATAAAAGAATTTCCGCCTCAAACTGTTACCACTACTCAATTAAAAGTTTATTTGGAAAGATTGGTAAAAAAAGGAATAAAACCCGATGCAATTGTTATAGATTATTTAAATTTGATAGCACCTTCAGAAAAAGGTAAGGGTATGTATGAAGCTCTAAAAGCTATTACAGAACAAATTAGAGCATTTTCTTATCATTTTGAATGTCCTGTTATAAGTGCAACACAGACAAACAGAAAAGCATATGGAGAAGCTAATCCGGGTCTTGACACAATGAGTGAATCTATGGGATTGGCTCATACTGCGGATGCACAATTTTCTATCTGGTCTGAAGAAGGAGATGTAGAACTTGGACAAATTCATCTGGGGATAACAAAAAACAGATTCGGACCTAGAGAATGTAAAACTACATTAGAAATTGATTATCCTACTTTGACTCTTAAAGATCCAGATTCATCTATGGCTACATTTAAAAGCACGAATAATATTATTCCCGGCTCTCTAAATGCAATAAACAGTATATCCGAAACTTTAAATAATATAGAAAAATTTGATAATTCGGATTGAAATTTAAAATATTTCAATAAATAATCAAATATGTCAACTTGTCATCACATCTTCACCCACAACGACTTAGATGGTGCGGGTAGTGTTTTGGTTTACATGTGGAATAAACCAAAGGAAGATTCTTTTCAGTATACACCAATTTCAAATTTAGAAATATCAAAATTAAAAAAAGAAATATCAAATACACATAATCCATCTAATATTTCTATTTTAGATTTAAGTTTGAGAGAAGAATTTTTACCAGAATTAGATAAAAAATACATTACTATAATAGATCATCACAAATCTTCTGAAGAATTTATAGAAAAATTTAAAAATTCTAAAATTATATATAAAGAATATACATCGAATACGCTTTTGATGTATAAAATATATACACAAACCAATAATTTAAAATTAACCGAAGCACAAAAAATACTAGTAGCACTTATAAATGATTTTGATTGTTATAAGTTAGAAAGACCAGAATCTTATGATTTAAATGTTTTATTTTGGAGTGAATATCAGAATAGATTTTCAGATTTTATAAAAGATTATTATGAAGGTTTCAAACCATTTACTGATAAACAAAAAAGAGCAATAAGTTACATTAAAAAAGAAGCAGCAAGAGAAGCTGAAAAAATAAAAATTTATTATGGAAACTTAAATATCGGAAGTAAAATTAAAAATGTTTGTGCATGTATGGTTGATAAAATTGTTCCACAAATAATAGAAGTGTTAGCACAAAAATATAAACCAGATATTTTCTTTTTTATAAATCCTAAAAACGAAAAAATTTCAATTCGACAATATACTCAAACAGACCCAATAGATTGTGGAAAATTTGCCAAAAAAATATGCGAAGGGGGTGGTCATGCAAATGCCGCAGCAGGTAAATTAACACCATTATTTATGGAAATTACTAAAAATTTAAAACCGATATGATAATAACATCCACACAACAAATAGAAGAAATAGTGAATCCATCTAATGCATTGGATTTATCTGAATTTGAAAATATAACTTTAAAATTTGGATCTTTTGTTTGCATTTCGAAAAAGAAAAAATTTAATTTTTTGAATTTTTTAAAATTTGTGATAGAAGATAAGAAGACACAAAGTTTATATTTTAAAATATTAGGAGAAGATAACTTGCAAATAGTTCTAAAAGCATATATAAGTTGTACTCCAAATATTTATAAAAAAATTTTTAGATCAAAATTCAACAAAAAGAAAAAAATTGAATAATCTTACACAAAACGAAAAAAATATCTATAATAGTTTCTTAAAACATTTTAGAAACGGATTGCCATATCAAAATAGAAAAGACTTTTCAGATCTTACTCCCACAAATGTAATGTGTTTGAAAAAACTTAGTTATTTTTTCAATAAGTTTCCACATATAAATCAGGATGATTTTTTTGGAGCACCTAGATTTTTACACCCAGACGAAAAATGCCCACCTTTGAATTTTTTCATAACCAGACCTGCAATAAAAACGTATTCATTGGCTTTAAAAAAGAAAGAAGAAGATTCTCCAGATAAGCAAATAGATAAAATAAAAGAAAGTTTTAGGTATATTGGAATGTTTTGTTTAAAAAATAAAATACAATTGGAAAATTATTTAAACCATAAAACCAAAAATATGCCTACTTGGATGCAACATTATAGAGAACATCATATAAGTCCTTATATTTTATTTGAGTTTGAAAATTTTGAAAAATTCAGAAATGTAAACGAGGAAGAAAAAATTATGTGGACTGGAAATCTATTTGACAATATAGATTCATATAAAGTAAGATATCATAACAGTCAGAAAGCTAAACAATTTACTAAAGAGGCTTATAAAAAAATAAAAGATTTTTTAAAAAAAGAGTTGAAAACTCAAATACATTAATGTAATATATTAGAAGAATTATGAAATACAACAACAACCTGTTTGAATCAATCAAAGAAGCACTAAACAAGAAAACCACTAGTGATAATGCAAATTATCGTGATTTTCTAAAATTGGAAACTGATAACACATATGTAGTCAGACTTATTCCTAATTTGGAATCGCCAGAAAGAACTATTTTTCATTATTTTCACCATATTTGGAAAAGTGTTATGACTAACCAATTGGTTTCTGTTCTCTGTCCAAATACATATGGAGAATCTTGTCCTATTGATGAATATCGTTCAAAAATTTATGCTTCAAAAAATGAAGCAGAAATCGAAAAAATAAAACCCATTCGCAGAAATGAAAATTGGCTTTGCAATGTTTATGTTGTCAAAGATCCAACAAATCCAGAAAATCAAGGACAAGTAAAAGTCCTTAGATTTGGAAAGCAACTTTTTAAAATCATTTCCGAAGCTATGAATGGAGATGATGCAGAAGAATTTGGCTCTAAAATTTTCGATCTTTCTGAAAAGGGATGTAGCCTTAAAATTAAGGTAGAGTCTAATGATGGAAAATACCCAACTTATGTAGCTTCCAAATTTATGTCTCCTTCTGCTCTTGAAGGTGTTGAAGATGTAGAAGAAATTTATGGTTCTGTAAAAGAATTGGATTCTATTTTTGAACACAAATCAAAAGAAGAAATTTCCAAGATGTTGAAAGTTCATTTCCTCGGACAAGATGTAGAAGAAGAATCTACAACAAATAAAGAAGTAGAAGAAGAATTTGAATCTATCAAAGTCGAAAATGTAGAAGATTCTTCTAATAAAGAATCTGAAAATGATGATGCAATAAATGATAGTAAAATTGAAGATATTTTAAAAGACCTCTAAAATGCATTCAAAAGAAGAAGCACTAGAAGCAGCAATGCTTGCAAGAATGGTAGGAACCCATCTTACAGGTATAGATAAGATGACCACAGAAAGGTCTAGTAATCCTGCAAATAAAATTTCTATGGAAAGATTTGTTGCCCCTTTAGTTGGGGGTCAAGCAAATACTAGAAAATTTGAAGAAAATGCTCCTCTCGAAGTCGTTAAAGCATATGAAGGTTTAAATGAATTGGCATTAAGAAGTGTTCCCGATGTATATAACAATACGACAACAGAACAGCCAAATGTAAATTTGGAAAACACTGTTCAAGGTCCACAAGTACATCAAATACCAAAACAAAACTCGGAAATAAAACAAAACACAAAACAAAATTTAGAGTATTCACTTACAAGAAGTGATATAGATAGTATTAGAAATTCTCTAAAAAACATAGACAAAACACTGTCTAATATGTTAGTATTTTTAACCAATAAACAAGTTAAAAATAAATGAACAATACTATACCAATTCCCAAAAATTATTTGGAAAGAATTTTAAAACCTATTAATAGGCTTACTGAAAGCTGTGTGTTAAAAACAACAGAAGACGGTTTATATAGTGTATGTTCTTCTACGGAAAATACAGTATATCTATATGCCAAAGTTAATTTTCCATTCAAACCGGAAAAAAATCAAAGACTAAACTTGATAAGCATTAAAAGATTTTTAGTTGGGCTTGATTGTTTAGGCGAAGAAAATGAATTTTCTATAGAACTTAATGAAAACAATTTAAAATGTTCCAATAATCTTTCAAATGGCGATAAAACACACTTTAAATATCATTTGGTAGACGATAGTGTTATTAGAGAATGTCCATTTAATGTTTCTAGAATATCAAGTTTGAATTTTGATACCGAATTTACTATAAAAACAGAAAAATTAAAACAAATAATGTCCGGTTATACATTTGCTTCCGATTCTTCTAAAATATATTTTTATACTAAAGATGGATTTGTTTATTGTGAAATGAACGATAAAACCATACAAAACATAGATAGTATAACAATGAAAGTTTCTGAAGAATTTTCTGGAAAACCTTTAGATGGAGAAATTATAATAAGCACAGAAGTTTTTAAAAATTTAGCTTCTTCCAGAAGCGATGTTAGAGTAAGAATAAATAATGAATTTAAAATCTTCATCTTTCAAAATAAAGATGACAATGATGTAGAATTAAAATATATTGTACCAGCACTTGTAAAATAAAATAAAAATATAAATAATATTATGTCCAAAAATAAAGTAACAACATGCAGCTACTTCATAAAACGTCTTCGTGACAGTGGATATGTAGTAGATAAACTATTCAGTGATTATTCAATAGCAGATCCTCGTAGTTGGACTGTTATAGTAGATCCCAATGTATCTTCTATATTGATTACATGTTATAACAACCACAATGAACTTGGAGAAGAATATTTTGAAATGTATGATGGAGGACAATATATTCCAGAAAATTTCAAAATAAAAACAAGCTCCATTGAGGTTATTGTTGAATATTTGGTCAAATTTAATATTAATAACAAAGCCTCTACCTATGCAGGAGCCTGAAAAAAGAAATAAAAGAAAAAAATATAACACAAATATTCCATCTCTATCTTCCTCATCTCATTTACAAAAAGTAAATGAGGAAAAAAGTTTAGAAGAAATAAGAGATGTTGTATTTTCTTCTATAAATAATGTTGAACTCCAAAAATCTTTAGATACTTGGTTAAAGAGAAATCTTAATAATGATAAAATTATACTAAGAGATTTAAACATTTTAAAAACTTTAATTTCCGAATATTTGGATGCTTTTATAACCTTTGGATATAATCTCCAAGGGGAAAGAGTAATAATACAACAATTTAAAAATCCAAAAGACCGAGATGCTATTATGGAATTTTTTAAAACCGTTTTCATAAAACAGCAACACGATAATTTTTTAGATTTGGAAGGTGAAGAAGATGTCTGATTTTATTGATACAAGTAAATTTCCAAAATTTGGAGCACAATCTGGATTTATAGATTGGTTAAATGAAATTTCAAAATCAGCTAATATAGAAGATTTTGATCCTGTATTAAAACCAAAAAAAACTCCAGATGGTTATGTAAATGATGACGGAACTTCTTATACTGAATTTGATTACACACAAACTATACCCGATTTTTCTATTTTGAGTGCAGTAGGAGATCCCAGATTTTCTCTAGGTCATATGGTGTCTTCCGCTCTTGATGAATTTTTACCTAGAATAAACTTATATACAGAAGTTGCACAAGCAGGTGGTTGTCAAATTATAGATGAGTATATATGTAATGAAGATGGTGTACCTATTAAAAAAGCAGTTTCCAACTGTCCAGAAAATGTAAGATTAATAGAACCAGTACAACCACAAGAAGTAATCAATTTTGTTACTAATAAATATAACGAAAAAATAAATGAAGATATTTTAGCATTTACTGATAACCTTAAAAAAGAATATATAGATAATGGTTATGTAGTTAGACTTATAACTATAAAAGGAATGGATTACAATTTTTTTGCTGAAGCTAAAAAAGGAAAAG